ACCGCACCGAGGCTCAGCACATGGATGCCCTTCTGAAGCTTCAGATGATCGGTGTCCCCAGAGACCAGCTCCTCTCTGACGCGGGCTACACGCCGCAGCAGGTCAGCCGCTTCGCGGACATGAGGGAACAGGACGCCAAGGCCGCAATGGAACTGGCGCAGAAGTATCCCGACCCGAACGCACAGCAGCAGGACCCCACGGGCGACGAGCCCGGTAACAAGCCTGCCGGTCCTCCCGGCATGTCGCAGAAGGCCCAGAAGACGGCTGCTAAGCCGCCGCAGGGCAACAGCGGCAACCAGGCCCGGAAACAGAACCCGGCCAAGTAACCCCTACACCGCAGTACGACGGTCGCCGAAATGGCGGCCTTTTTTCATGCCCGAACACCGAAATGGATGGGTCGATCAATGAGTGACGACAACCAGAACACTTCCACTGGCGCCGAGTCTGGACAGCAGTCCACTGACACGTCGCAGGGCCAGGCCCCGACTCTCGAAAGTCTTCAGGCCGAAGTCGACAAGTGGAAGAGCCTGAGCCGGAAGAACGAGACCCGGTTCAAGGAAACCTCTACCGAACTTGATCAGCTTCGCCAGTCCCAGATGACGGACTCGGAAAAGGCGATCGAGGACGCGAGGGCTGACGGTCGCAACGCTGCACTTTCTGAGGTCGGCACTCGACTTGCTGAGGCCGAGCTTCGTGCTCTGGCCGCTTCTGCCGGGGTGGATCTTCCCTCGGCCGACTTCCTCAACATGTCCCGGTTCGTCAGCTCTGACGGACAGGTAAACGCCGACGCGCTTTCTGAATTCGTGTCGTCACTCCCGAAGCGGGACGCTCCTCCCGCTTTTCGCCAGGACATCGGTCTTGGCCGCCAGGGATCACCCGGCGCTAACCAGCTCTCCCGAGCTGATCTCTCCAATATGACCCCCGCGGAAATCAATTCGGCCCGTAAGGACGGCCGCCTTGACGCGCTTCTCAGGGGTGACATCTGACCTATCCAGTGAGGTAATGCATGGCTTTTAACACTCAGGCTGGTACTGGCCTTCAGGCAGCTTCCGGCAACGTTTTCATTCCCGAGATTTGGACTGCGGAACTTCTCCAGGACCTCGAAGAGGAGCTGGTTCTCGCCTCCGCCAAGTTCACGAACCGCCAGTACGAGGGCGAGTTCCGGCGTGAGGGCGACGTCGTCCACATCCCGCACTTCGTGAACGACCAGGTCTCGGACAAGGGCCTGGTCTCGGCGTACGGCTCGATCGGCTCCGCCGACCACGCGTCGCTTCAGTACATCGACATGCGTGTGGCCAAGGGCTCGTCCTTCCACATCGAGGTCGACGCGCTGCACCAGCTCCAGACCAAGAGCGGCATTGACCTGATGTCGAACCTGATCGCCCAGCGCGCCCGCGCCATGGCGGTCAAGCTCGATGAGGTCGTGGCTCAGACCCTTCTCGCCGCTGTCGCCGGTAAGGACCTGAACGGCACTGCGGATGCGTCCGCGACCGTTTCGAGCCTGTCGGCCCTGCACGGCCAGATTGACGAGATCACCGACGCCCCGACTGGTGACAACACCACCCGCAAGGCGGCCGGCCGAATCCTCTCGGTCTATGACTACGTCGTCGCGATGCTGGAGAACCTGGACATCAAGTCGGCTCCTGCCGACCGGTTCCTGTTCATCTCGCCGCGGATGCGCTCGCTCCTGCTCCAGGACCCGAAGTTCATCGAGGCGCAGGTCTACGGCGGCACGCCGGTCATCCCCAACGGCGCTTCTGCGATCGGCACCATCCTGGGTGTCCCGGTCACCGTGGCGAACGCGCTCGGTTCTCACACGCGCCCGAACAACCCTCTGATCCGCAAGGGCAACCAGAAGTTCGAGGCGGTTGACCTCTACATGGGCGCCACCGCTGCGACCTCGGTCGTCATCCCGTTCGCTCAGATGGAGGCGTACAAGCCTCAGAACACCTTCACCGACGCGATCAAGTCGCGCGTGATCTACGACGCCAAGGTCATTCGACCGGAACAGCTCGTCGTGGCTCGTGGTGTTGAGGCTGCGATCACCGCTCACAACGCCACCGTCACCGTCACCGAGACCGCGACGGACTGATCGGATGGCCTTCGTAACCCTTGATGACGTGACCGCCCGCCTTGGGCGGCCCGTCGCAGACGACACGGAGGCCGCCAGGGTCAACGCCTTCATAGAGGACGCCACAGGGTTGGTCACTGACTACTGCCGGAGTGACTTCCAGCAGCACACCAACGAGACGTTCGAGCTGGTGATTGAAGGGGGTCAGGCTGTCCTGGCCCCCTCTGTCTTCCCCGGCCTGAATATCTCGTCCATCACCCTGCACGACGAGTACGAGGACAGGGACCTCACGACCGACGAATACAAGGTCATGGGAGCTGTCCTCTACCTGCGTCACTCACCCGCGTACACCACGGCCACAGTCACAGCCTCTTGGGGCTGGGCGGCTGTGCCGGCCGCGGTGAAGGCTGCCGTCTGCTCTGAGGTGATCCGGTGGTTGTCCGTCTCTCCTGGAACGGTCATGGAGAAGACAGGTGACCTTGAGGTCCAGTACGCGACCAACGCGTACAACCAGGGCCTCTCCGAGGCCGCTAAGTCGATGCTGTCGAAGTACAGGCAGCGCGTTGCCTCGATCTCCCTGCACCGGGCCGAGACACACAAGCCCGACCGACCGGAGATCACATGGCGCTCTTCAACGACCGTATAGAAGTCCACCGCGCCCAGCTCGTCACCGACGACTACGGCAAGCACCGGGACTGGGACAACACGACTGTCGTGTGGTCCGGCATGGGTGCCGGCGTCCCGTACCGGCGAGCCTGGAAGACAGACGAAGCCGCCCGTGAGACCGCCCTTAACCGGGCGACGCTCTACCTCCCCGGTGATGTCGATGTCGATTCCGCTGACCGAATTCAGTTTCAGGGAAACACATGGCATCCCGAGGGGGAGGCGTGGAAGTGGAAGCTCGGTTCCCGCCAATACACCATGTTGAACGTGAGGATGGTGACTAAGTAATGGCCCGTCGTGTCGCAAAACCAGGACAGGCCAGGGGCAAGCAGTACACCAGGTTCACAAAGGGTGGCTTCACCTTCGAGACCAACAACGGCTTCGAGACCACTCTCATGCACTCCGGTGAAGTGAGGGCTCTGGTTGCCGCCAAGACTTCTGAGCTTGCCGGAAAAATGGTCAAGGCCGCGCCCCGCGGGCCTCACGTGCATACCGACGAATTCTCGATCAAGAAGAACATCACGCCTTACGTCGAACAGGTCGGCACTGAATGGGTCGGCTACATCGTCGTTGAAGAGAACGAGCGAGCCCGGCACGCGATGCTCCAGGAGCGCGGATACCGCGACCCTTCCGGACGTCGCCACAAGGGACGGTTCTTCTTCAAGAGGGTGCTGGAAAGTGAGCGTGTTGAATGAGAGTTGACCCGCTCCCCCTACTGATCGACTACCTGAGCACGTGTCCCGAGATTCCCGCTGACGCGGTGACAGGGACCCTCGTAGGCCGGAACGTCGGTGAGACCACCGTCTACCTGATCCAGGCCGGTGGTTACCGCATGGTGCGGGACCGCATGGACCGCATGGACATCCTTTATGACGTGTACGGCCAGAGCACGGCTGAGGCCGGCTCCCTCGCCTACGTCGTTCGTGACTACCTCCTAGAGCACCTTCCGGGCCAGGCCCTCAAGGGCGCCCTGGTGCTCGCTGTGCGCGAGATCTCGGCGCCTCACTGGCACCCCGACGAACAGTCCCTTGAGCCCGCGTACACGGGCGAGGTCTCCGTGTTCCTCACAACCGACGACTAACAGCCCAACTCCTCAGCCTGCGGCCCCCTTTGGGGCCGTTTTTTGTTTCCCCAAAGGAGCCTGCATGACCGCTAGCAACGTTGATACTTCCAAGATTCGGTTCGCCCCGAGCGGTTTCGTCTACATGGCGCCTGCCGTAGGCGCCACTCTCCCCACGGACGTGGGTGACGGTAAGACCGCACCGGCCGGCTTCACTTCCCTCGGCTATGTGTCGGACGCGGGCGTCACCATTACGCCGCAGGTCAACACGGACCCCGTGAACGTTTGGCAGAGCGCAGTTCCGGTTTTGTACAACGTCACTTCCGCCACCTTCTCCATTCAGGCGACTTTCGCCGAGTCCAACATCAACACGACTGAGCTGTTCTTCGGCGCCCAGTGGACTGAGGTCACGGGCGGCACTGGTGGCACTACCTACAAGCTCGACCTCGCCAGCACGCCGTCTCTTCAGGAGATCTCCATCGTCGTGGACTGGTCGCAGGGCAGCGTTCTCAACCGCGTTGTGATTCCGCGGGCCATGGTGCAGGACCGAGGCGCTATCACGCTCGTCCGTACGGCGGCTCAGGAGTACCAGCTCACGATTGAGGCGCTGGACTCGAACGGTGTCCTCGGCACCGTCTTCACGAACCAGGACATGAGCGGCACTGTCACCCCGTGACCCTGAAGTAGTTCCCGCCCCTGCCGGGGAGGGCTTGTAATCCCCGGCACTCTCTCTCACCCCAAACCCCCTTTGCTTCCTTTGGAGTTCCCATGGCTGAAAAGAAGACTGCCGTCGAGACCGTTGAGACCGTCGAGGTTCCCGACGCTGACACCGAGCTGGTTGCCGCGGAGGCCGAGGCCACCGGTGAAGTGATCGAGGTCGAGCACAACGGCAAGACCTACAGCCTGCCTTCCCCGATGGACTTCCCGGTTGACGTTGTCTTCGCTGACAACGACTTCGAGGCCGCGCGCATCGTCCTCGGTGAGGAGCAGTGGCAGAAGTACCGGGCCACTAAGCCCACCATCCGTGACTTCCAGCACTTCAACGAGAAGATTTCCAAGGCCACGGGAAACTGAGCAGAGCCGTCTACGTCATTCGGAAGTTCCCCGAGGAACTAGAAGCTGACTTGCTTCAGTTCTTCGGGGTTGACCTTCTGGATCTTTGGCGTGGGCGGCTCTCTTTGCGCCGTGTCTCTGTCCTGATCGGATCTCTTCTCCGTCAGACAGGACGTTCGGTGTTGGCGGGCACCGTAGATGAATCCGCCGAATGGACCGAGAGCGAATACCTGTTGGCTCGCGTCTCTGACGCTCTTGAGTTGTCCAACTGGCTCTTCATCCAGGCCAATTCTGGTGACGAGTCCAACGACATCCCCGCGCCGGCTCCGCTGCCGCGTCCTGGCCAGATTGAGCCAGAACCCGAGTCCGCTACGTACTCGCACGCCTCAACAGACGAGGTGGTGACTTTCTTCAATCGAATGAGCAACCTCTAAGGGGGGCCGATGTCGGCTGAGAGAATACCTGTTGGAAGCGCCTACATCGTAATCACTCCCGAGATGAACCAGGTTGAGCTTCGTAAGCAGCTCGACTTGGCCCAGAAGGAAATTGCGGCCTTTACGGGTGACCAGAAGAAGCTAGCCGAGCAGGTTGCGGAGCTTCAGACCAAGCTTCTGGCCTACGTGACCAAGGTCTACGGAGAGGAAGCCGCTAAGCGCGTCGAGCTGGAGCAGAAGGCTGCCGCGAAGCGCTCCGAGTTCAACAAGACCGAGGTGGCCGGCTACCTCAAGGCCCTGTCCATGGTCACCGAGGCGCACGCCAAGGCGGAGGCCGTAAAGACGGCTGCGGCCGAGAAGGCTGCTGCTGCTCAGGACAAGGCTCTTCGTACTGCCCGTGATCTTGAGATCAAGTACGGCAAAGAGGTGGCTGACGCCTACCTCACCTCTGTGGCAGAGATGGAGGCCGCAGGTAAGGAACTGACCTCCGCTCGCATCGCCAGTGCCAAGCAGTGGGCGACGCTCGAAGCCACGGAGGCCCGGAAAGTCGCAGCCGAAGAGGCTGCACAGGACAAGGCGCGTGCTGCACAGCGTTCGTCCCTGTCCCGGCTGATCATCCGCCAGGCAGGCATGGAGGCCGCGGCGGCGAAGACCGCAGCCCGTGAGACTACGGCCGCCTACACGCAGGCGTACAACACGCGTAGGACTCAGATCCTTTCCGAGCTGGAGACCGAGAAGTCTGCACGTGTTGCGGCTACTCAGGCGGCCATCAAGTCGGCGGAGGCCCAGAAGGCTGCCAACCTTCAGACGATCCGGCAGGGTGCTGCCACGGTTCGGACTCTCCAGAGCAATGCTCGCAAGGTTGAGAAGAGCTGGACTGGTGCTGTCCACGGCATGGGCAGCAAGGTCGAGGGCTTCGGCTCCACCATGTCCGAGTTCGGACGCAGCATCACCCGGAACCTGGTCACGCCGCTCATGACGGCGGCCGGCGCGATGTCGTATCTGGGTGTCTCGGCTGCCGACTCGATGATGCAGGCCCAGACGGCACTTCAGCGCATGGGCGTGTCCAACAAGGACACCTCGAAGGAAATCAACACCCTCAAGAACTACGGCACGGCGACGCCTTACAGCGTCGAGGACATGTTCAAGTACGGCACGCAGTACACCCGTGCTGGCACCGCTCACGGCCTCTCTTCAAAGAAGGCGTCCGCGCGGGCAACGAGCCTTGTTCAGGCCATCGGAAACCTCTCCGCCTATGCGGGTGTCACTGACCCTGCTCAGGTTCAGCGTGCGATGTACGCCGTTTCCATCATGCAGGACGCCGACCGTGCGTCTCTGCGAAACGTCAAGTCGCTTGCAGACAACGCCGGTATCCCGATTGAGGAACTGGCGAAGTCCTTCGGCTTCTCTGATCGATCCTTCACAAAGAAGGAGACCAAGACAAAGCTCAGCCAGCAGAAGAAGGCCGGCGTCAGCATCAAGCTGCCGAAGGAGTACACCGCTTCGGCTCAGATGATGGACTGGATGGCCAACGCCAAGACCACTGGCGGAGTCCCCGGCGAGGGCGTTGTCGACGCCCTCTTGAAGCGAGCGAAGGACCCGAAGATTGCGGGTGCGGCAGTCTCCTCCGGTTCCGCGACGGTTGGCACCCGCCTTGCGAACATGTGGGAGCAGGGCAAGTACGGCCTGGCCAACCTGTTCATCAAGCCCAAGGGCAAGGATGGCACTTACGAGTATTCCGGTGCCGGTGAAGCCCTCATGGGCAAGAAGCACGTAGACAACCGGAAGTACATCCAAACCGGCGTCGGTCCGGGCGGTGTTGAGAAGTACAAGAAGAACCCGAACTACGGGAAGACCACTTATCAGGGTGGCCTTCTCAACACGGTTACCTCTCTTGCCTCGGACCTGAAGGGGCCGTCTGCAAAGCTCGTCAAGGAGCTGTTCAAGGACCTGACAATCTTTGCCGGTTGGGTGAAGGACGTAGTCAAGGTTCTCCACAACAACCCTGGCCTGACGAACCTCGTCATCAAGGCCGGGAAGTTGGCCGCCCTCGTGGGCGGTGCAGCGATCGTCTTCGGCAGCGTCATCAAGATCTTCGGCAAGATTCTGAAGCTGGGATCTCCCATAGCTGGGATAGCCAAGGGCGCGTTCAAGCTCACCAAGGGGACAGCCAAGCTCGGCACAGCCGCGGTGAGTGGCCTCGTCTCTGCCGCTAAGGGCAACGGCTTCAAGAGCGGCTTCCAGTCTCGACGCACAGCGCAGAGCCCCAGCCGTCAGGTTGACGAGATCAACGTCAACACCTCGCAGGCTCAGCGCAACGTCACCCAGCTGGACACCCTGATCCAAGGGTTGAAGGACGAGCTGAAGCTCCTCAAGGACGAGAACCTGAAGCCTCTCGCCGAGGAGTTCGCTGGCAAGGACTCCAGCGTCAAGGCGAAGGCTGAACTGGCCGCGAAGGCGGTCCGGGACGTCGAGACCTCCGTGAAGAACCTCCGGGCTCTTCAGCTCACGGGCCTCGATGACGAGTTCAAGAAGGTCACGCAGAAGGACGACGAATTCAAGACCTCGGTCAAGCATTCCGAGACCGCTGTGAACGCCCTGAACGACAAGAACCTCAACGGCGTGACTGACGAATTCAAGGGTCTGAAGTCGAAGACGGATTCACTGATCTCCGCCACGAAGCATGAGCAGACGGAAGTGAACAAGCTCAACGCGCTTGCTCTTACCGCACTGCGTGGCGAAGTCAAGGCCGTAAAGGACGAGGCGGACGCCACTTCGAAGAAGTTCGGTTCCGGTGAGACTTCTCTGATTCACCGTGTCGGTCAGCTCAACGGTTTGAACACGAAGAAGATCGTTGACCAGATCGCCAACCTGAAGAAGAAGCTCGAAGAGGCCGGCGTCGCGGCTCTCGGCCTGAACACCGAGCTGAAGCACATTGCGGATCACGCGCCGAACGGCGGCAACCACAAGGTCACCCCGCCGAAGAAGCATGGCCTCGGCGGCACGAGCACCAGTAGGGCCACAGGCGGCATTCTGCCGGGATACACCCCCGGTAAGGACGTCCATCACTTCGTTAGCCCCACGGCCGGCAACCTCCACCTGTCGGGTGGAGAGGCGATTATGCGGCCCGAGTGGACACAGGCCGTTGGTCCTGGGTTCGTGGACAAGATGAACCTGCTCGCCCGCACCAAGGGTGTCGGCGGGGTTCGTAAGGAAATGAAGTTCGCCAACGGCGGCGTCTTCAAGAAGTTCGGCCTCGACAAGATCAGCAACTTCGTAGAGAACTTCGACATCGGACCTGACGCCCTCGCTGCGGTCACCACCATGACGATGGATGCCACGTCCGATGGTCTCGGTGGCGACACCCGAAGCGGTGTCGTGGGGGCGGGTACCTCTGGTGCCCACTTCATCGGCTCCGACATGGCCTCGAAGTTCAAGGGAATCTTTAACTTCCTGTCAAAGGATTCCTGGGAATTCCTGAAGAAGCTGCCACTCCCGGACGGATTGTCGCAGCTCGTCGGAATTGTCGGTGGAGCCATAGGCCCTGTCGCCGGTCAGTATGCATGGGATGACGTCTGGAAGGGCAAGGGGAATATCCTCCAGCGTGGAGACAAATTCCTCACCGACCTCTTCAGTTGGGACAC